TTTCTTCGATTCCGACGATGAAGGATGCTTTTGTCAAGGCGAAATCCGAAGGCAAGTCCGATTTGGATGCGTTAAGGGATGCCATCTGGCAGGTTCCTGAGATTAAAGAAGCCTACTTGAAGGCGACTTCCTCTGGTAAGAGCGAGGTTGACGCCTTGCGAATCGCGTTGAGTTTGATTCCAGATGTGAAGAACACTGACATCACCGCAACGGACGATACCGCGAATGGTGCTGGTTCTGCGAGACTGACGATGGGTGCCTATGAAGAGCAGTATGGGCATGTCGATTCCAAGCTGACAGCCACGGACAACACTGGTGGCCCAACCAGTACGGCCAAAGGCAATATCAGTTCCGTACCGAATAGTCATGGTACGAACGTGAATGCGACGGACAATACTGCTGGTGCGATTGGTTCCGCCAAAGGCAACATCAGGTCCGTACCGAATAGTCATGACACCGGATTTAAGGGCCATGTCGATGGTTCGCTTTCCTCTGCCGTGGCGTCGGCCAATAAATGGATTAGCGGCGTGTCGAATTGGGTTACCGTCCACATCAAGGGCATCTTCGAGGGCTCCAAGGCCGGTAAGGCTACAGGTGGTCGTATCAGCGGGCCGGGTACTGGCACGTCTGATTCGATTCCCATGTGGCTGTCGAACGGTGAGCATGTTATCAGGGCTGCTTCCGCGAGCAAGCTTGACCGCACTGTCGGCCCGAATTTCCTGAACGTGTTGAACGCGACCGGTGATCTGGACAGGGCGGTGTCGCAGGCCCGCACGTCGTATGCGCGTAGTGCGGTTGATATGAGTCGTAGCGCGTATGCGGCTGGTGGGCGTGTGGAGAAGATGATGTCCGGCTTGTATGAGGTGAATGTTCAGGTTCCTGATTCGAGTCGTGAACTGGTGTCCGCCGTGAATGATCTGCGTCGTGAGGTTGCGGGCTTCCGTGATGGTATCGGCGGTGAGATCAGCCGTAACAGCAGTCCTTGGCCGAGCAAGCGTGATTTCGTCCGTGATGTATTGGAGGCCAGCCGTGGCAGGTGAGCTTGCGTATGTGAGTGGTCTGACCGGGAAACGGTTCGACGTGTCGGATTATGAGACCGTTGATTTCGAGGGCGCGTTGGAGTTGCGTGGCCGTGAATGGGATTACACGGTGCGTAACGGCGGGTTGACTGGCGTTTCGAGGAAACGTCGGAAGGTTTCCGTTGACGTGCATTATGGTGATGCGGCTGCGTTCGACTCGTTCATGCGGGCTGTTGACGCTGATCTGGCCGTAGGCAAGCCGGGACGGTTGGAGGCGGTGAATGGTGCGGGGGAGGTTTGGACTCAATCGTGTTATGCGGTGAAGTCCGAAGCTTCCTCGCATCCTGGTTCCTCCGACCCGGTGTGCGCGCTTTCGTTCGTCTTGTTGGACGGCGTGTGGCGTCATGATGCCGGTACTGTGTCGTATCAGCCTGTGTCCGGGTCTGCCGCGTCTGGCTTGGATTTGCCGACCGACATGGGTTATGATCTGGCTGTTTCGCGTCCGTCATGCATGGTGTCTAATCGTATGCGTGTTCCGATGCCGTTTCGTCTGGTCATATATGGGGCTGTTTCGAATCCGTCGTTGACGATTGGCGGGAACGTGTACCGGTTGAATGGTGATGTTCCCGCTGGCGCTTACGTGGCGGTTGATTCGTTGAAGAAGTCGATCATGCTGCATGGTGCGGATGGTTCTCTGCGGAATGTGTTTTCGTGGGGTGTGCGCGGTTCCGGTTTGAATCGTGGACAGTATGTTTTCCAACCTATTCCGGCTGGTTCGAGCGTGGTTGAGTTGGGTTCCGGTTTCGGTTTTGATCTGACGGTCGTCGAGGAGAATGGGGACCCGACTTGGTTGATTTGATTTGCGCTGACGAGAATGGCGTGCCGTTCCATGCGGTTTCGGATTGCTTGTTTGACTGCGCGTGGGGGTCGGGTGAGAATGATTTCGAACTGACGTTGTATGACGGTACCGTGTTGCCTGACCGTGGTCTTGTCTATGTTGACGGGACCGAGGTTGGCGGCATCGTCGATCATATGAAGGATGAACTGTCGGATGGCGTGAGTGTGGTCACGTATTCCGGTCGTAGTTGGCATGGCATGTTGGCCGGTAAGGTGTTGCAGCCTGATTCGGGGCAGGATTATCTGAAGGTGTCCGGCCCCGTGAATCAGGTGTTGTCGAACCTGTTGGCCCGTATTGGCTTGTCTGACGTGTTCAAGGTTCGCGCGGATTCCACGAAGACGATTCCAACGTTCCAGTTCGACAGGTATTGCACCGCGTATGGTGGCATCCGCAGGATGCTGGCGGCGAATGATCTGAAACTCATGTTTCAGGAGGTTGACGGCACGGTATGGATGTATGCCCAGCCGATTGTCGCCCATGATGATACGGTCGATTCCGATCTGGTTGATTTTTCCATCACGAAGGATTACCGGCGTACCAACCATATGATCGGCTTGGGCAAGGGTGATTTGAGGAATCGTCTGGTCGTCCACTATTATGCGGATGGTTCCGGCAAGGTGTCCAATACGCGCACGTTCGGTGGTCGTGACGAGATCGCCGCGGTCTATGATTATTCGTCCGCCGAGAAGGACGAGTTGGACAAGCAGACGAAGAAGCAGTTGCAGGATTTGCAGGGCGCTGGCGCTGTCGATGTGACCGTGCATGACGGCTTGTCTTTGGATGTGGGCGATAGGGTCGCGGGCTGCGATCATGTGACTGGTCTGACGGTTACTG